CAGTAACTTCTGTGACTACATCACTAATGGGTAAATTTCTTACATCTGAGAACGAGGATACTTTACCTGTGCACGATCCATAATATGATATTTGTGCATTTTCCGGTAGAAAATTAATAGGACTCTTGGGATGGAGTGGTTCCTTAGTTACCAACTCACAACCCATGGAATGTGGTTCAAATATACCTGATTCACTAGGTACTATTAATGCTTCCTTCTTATTCAATTCATTAACAGCCAATTCTAAAATTGCTTGTGTTAATGATCCATAACAACCTCTTGGTGTGTCCTTAACACCACCAAGATGGATACCAGAAATGACACTTCCTTTAGTGTCAGAAACCAAAATAGCTCCACACATACCACCAAAAGTATTGCCAGATAACTTTTCATAATAACCACCTTTAAACATAAGAATTTTATCTTCATGTTTAGTATTGTTAGTGGCCATAGTTACTCTTGACATACCTTTGTATGTTAATAAATTTCCATCTTTACCTCTCCATTGTAGAATGAATGGATGATTTCTCATCTCATCAAGAGGAAAGTGTTTTGTCAAATTTCTGAAAGAACCTCCAGTGCCTGTATAAGCAATACACAAATCTGTGTCCGGAATTCTGTACATCATATTCTTTGATATAACACAAGAAAACTTATTTCCACATTTATCTGGTTCAGATTTATTAAATGTAAAATTTAAAGAATCATCCTTTTCAAAATAGTGATATGGTAATAATACAACATTAGTGGTTAACATAAGTCCGTTAACCATTCTTGCTGGTTCATCACCTTTCTTCACTGATCCATACACCAAATTCTTCTGTACTAATTTGGTTAGTACTTCAGAAGTTACTGTTTTGGACAGATCAGTAATAGGAAGTGGGGTAGCTTCAACTCCACACCAAACATTAATTTCAGTATCGCGCTTGGCAATATCCTCTTTAGTTTTTGGTGTTAAATCTCCTTGTTTTTCAACCTGACTTGCTTTCCATACTTTCCATGCAAATGCTAGTGATACAATAATTCCAGCTAATACTGATAAATTGCAAAATGTGCGCACATGGTCATCCCTGGTAGCTTTAATACTTGCTTCTACTTGATTGTTACGGTTTTTGAGTTCTTCTAACATTTGTACTTTAAGTGTATCTATTAGTGTAACTACTAAATACATAAAGTAAATTGCGTTGAAGAAAACAGTCCACCGTCCCAAAAAGTACCAACATAAAGCTGATAGAAATACTTGAAATAGCAATGCAGATTTATAACGATTTTTGATTTCATCGGCATAATTCCATAGGCAAAAAGCTTTAAAATATTTGTGCTCCATAACTGGTGTTGGAATAATACACATCCAATCCCAATTATCGATTAATTTATTTGTAAGCTTAATCAATTGATCAGTTGCCATCTTTTCAAATGGTAATGCATATGTACTAGCATCACCAACGAATTTACTTTTGACTACTGAATAACAGGTCATTAAACCCATAGTTGCAT